ACGATCCAGTCTTGGGCGTCATCAACCTAGCCCGCTTGCGTAAGATAGACCTGCGCGAACAGTATAATCAGACAGAGCTTGAGCAATCGTGGAACACGGTCAACTATGTCGCCAAGTCCCTGCTTGAATATAAAAAGCAAAACGAGGTCTTCGACTTTACAGATATGCTTGAACAGTTTGTTATAGGCGCAGAGCACTACTGCCCACGCTTTGCCCTGACCTTTATGGATGAAGCGCAGGACCTGTCCGCCTTGCAGTGGGACATAGCCCACGCACTAGACGCCAAGTCAGAGCGTATGTATTGCGCTGGAGATGACGACCAAGCCATCTACCGCTGGGCCGGTGCCGACGTTGATCAGTTTATCAATCTGGACGGCGGGTCCGAAACCCTGTCGCAGTCCTACCGCATACCCAAGTCCGTACACTTTCTAGCGCAGAAGATAGCCAGCCGGATACACCGCCGGTTTCCTAAAAGTTATAAAGCTAGAGATTTTATGGGCACGGTGCAGAATATCTACGCCGTTAACGAGTTGGACATGAGCAAAGGAACGTGGCTGATACTAGCCCAAGCCGGTTATATGCTGGCCCCCGTGGCTACCGAACTAAAGACAGACGGCTACCTGTTCGACTACCGCGGCTCACGGTCCATATCCGAACGACTAAGCGAGGCGGTTAACGGCTGGGAGCAACTACGCAAAGGCAGACAAGTGACTGGCGCAGTGGCTCGCACTATATATAGTTATATGACGAGCAAAGAACGTATATTGCGGGGTCACAAAAAACTGACCACGCTTGGTGATGAGGACTTGGTGACGCTCGACCAACTGATCGCGGACCACGGGCTGATGCCACAGAAAGATCTTTTAACGCCGATACAAGACTGTATCTGGCATGAAGCGATGGACAACATACCGTCCACCGAAAGGGCGTACATCACGGCTCTACTGCGACGCGGTGAGAAGTTCAATGCAGAGCCTCGCATCAAGGTGTCCACGATCCACGGATCAAAGGGCGGCGAGGCTGATAATGTGGTATTGTTTACTGACTTGTCTACAGCATCAGAAGAAGAGTTTAGAAAGAATCCTGACGACACGCACCGCGTATTCTATGTGGGCGTTACCCGTGCCAAGGAAAACCTGTATCTTGTGGAGCCACAAGACTTAGCAAAGAGTTATGATCTGATATGAGCGTCTTTCAGATTAAAGATTACATGATAAATGTAAATTATGAGTGCGTGGAGTGTAGCAACAAGTGGAACACTTGGCATCGAACTCCTGACGACTGGTATGAGAGAACTTGGACTGGATACACTGCGGCAAACGCTGACGCTTGTCCTAAATGTAATAAAATCAACCCGCCAAAGGGACAAAACATACAATGAAACGCGATGAAATTTTAAAAAAAGCAGAGTCCTTGATCAACGGGGACCGCGACCGCGACTACGGCGATGCACATAAGAACTTTCAGGATGTAGCCAAGCTGTGGTCTGTTATTCTGGAAACAGAAGTAACTGAGAAGCAGTTTGTCCTGTGTATGCTCATGGTCAAAGCCGCACGGCTAATGAAGACCGACCACGAGGATAGCTGGGTAGACATATGCGGATATGGAGCTCTAGGTGGCGAAGAAAAGTAAAACAGAGCGGCTGATACGGTTTATAAGAGCGGAGCAGCTTGAAGACCATCTCAAAGACGGTTGGAAAGTTTTAAAACGCGGGACCGAAATGGTAACTATTTATAGGAAATGATATGCTTCAGATGCACATGGATACCCCTAAGTCAGAGTGGGTGCCACCGGCGGAACTGCCAGACATATTTGATGCCAAACAAATTGCCATCGACGTCGAGACACGCGTCCCCAACATCAAGACCAACGGGCCCGGATGGGCAACGGGTGACGGAGAGATTGTAGGCTACGCCATAGCAGTGGACGGCTGGTTTGGTTACATACCTATTCGCCATGAGCACGGCGGTAATCTGGACGAGCGCATAGTTGACAAATGGCTCAAGAAGGTCTTTGAGTCACCCGCTGATAAAATCATGCACAACGCACAATACGACGCGGGCTGGATACGCCGCATGGGCTTTACCATAAACGGGCGGATAATCGACACAATGGTTGTTGCGTCCTTGCTTGATGAGAACAGGTTCAGCTACAGTTTAAATAACGTAGCTTACGATTATCTGGAGAAGGTAAAATCAGAAAAAGGTTTGAGAGAAGCTGCAATAAGCTTCGGCCTCGACCCGAAGTCAGATATGTGGAAGATGCCTGCAATGTATGTCGGCCCCTACGCCGAAGGCGATGCCACGCTGACCTTGGATTTGTGGAATCACTTTTCTGTAGAGATAGAAAAGCAAAAGATTGGCAGCATAGTAAACCTTGAGCTAGACGTTCTGCCCTGCCTGATCGACATGACATGGCGCGGCGTCCGCATAGATCAGGACAAGGTTGACCGTACAAAGGACGCCCTGCTAAATCGCGAGAAGGCCACGCTTGCAGAAATCAAGAACATGACCGGACTAAATGTAGAAATCTGGGCGGCGCAGTCCCTTTCTAAAGCTTTTGATAAACTGAGCATACCTTACCCAAAGACAGAAAAAGGCGCACCGTCGTTAACAAAGCAGTTTCTTACAGAACACCCGCATGAGTTAACCAAGCTGGTAGTCGAAGCCCGTAACCTGAACAAGACCAGCGGCACGTTTATCAATACCATTATGAAGCACTGCCGGTCCGATGGCCGTATACATAGCCACATAAACCAGATCAGATCGGACGACGGCGGGACCGTGTCGGGGCGTATTTCAATGTCTAACCCCAACCTGCAACAAATACCGGCCCGCGACCCAGAGCTTGGCCCTATGATCCGTAGTCTGTTTCTGCCAGAAGAAGGCGAGCAGTGGGCGGCTATAGATTTCTCGCAACAGGAACCGCGGATCTTGGTCCATTACGCCCACGTTCTAGGTAACTCAAAGGGACGGGTTCCATTCAAAGGTACAGAGGAGTTTGTAGATGCTTATAGACATGATCCTGATATGGATTTTCATTCGATGGTGGCAAAAATGGCGTCGATCAATCGCAAACAAGCGAAGACGATTAACCTTGGCATGATGTACGGCATGGGCGTTAACAAGCTATCGGACCAGCTAGGTATCGAAGTTGACGAAGCCAAGAGCCTGATCACGCAATACCATGACCGCGTTCCGTTTGTGAAAGGACTGATGAACGGTGTGATGCAGCATCTAAACAGCAAGCGCAGCGGCGGTGCAATCAGTTCTATATTGGGCCGTAAGTGCCGGTTTAATCTGTGGGAGCCCACTACATTTGGTATGTCCAAGGCCCTGCCATACAAAGAAGCCATCAGCGAATACGGTGAGACAACCCGTTTGAAGCGGGCCTACACCTACAAAGCTCTCAACCGGCTGATTCAAGCGTCTGCCGCGGACATGACCAAGCAAGCTATGGTAAACATTTATAAAACAGGACGTGTCCCGTTAATTCAAATACATGACGAAATAGCTATTTCTGTGAAAAATCGTGAAGAAGCAAAAGAAATTGCAGAAATTATGGAAAATGCTGTAACATTAGAGGTGCCTAGCAAATGCGACGTTGAGATCGGCCCAAGCTGGGGCGAAGCATCGTAACTTTTTCATGGTAAACCTCCCTTAGAACTGGTCCCGCTTCAGCGGGGCCTTTTTTTACTTGCTATCTTATATACAATCCTATATAGTCCCTTACAGAAGGAGTAAAAAATGGACATAACCAAGTGGAAATCTGTTCTGGTGCCGATTGAGGTTTATACCGAAATCAAGAAAACAGCCAAGGCAGAAGGCCGGACTATCAGCGGACAACTAAAAATCGTCTGGGAAGTCTACAGAAAATCTATGTTGAATAAGGTTTAATTTAAATTGTGGGGTTAGTCCTCTAAAAAAATTTAGCTATTAGATGGGAGTTTATGGGATGCTACATCTATCAAGGTGTGTTAAGTGTGGGGTAAAAGCCACGGCAAAGGACGGTAAATACTATCTTTGCGGCAAGCATTGGCTAGAAATTTATGCCAGTAAGTTCAAACCCTGCGACGAATGCGGCGGTGAAGGCCAAGTAGAGTACGAACGATCTGTTGTCGATTGGAGTAGCGGCGGCTATCTTGAAGGTTACATGGACGATTGCGACAAGTGTAATGGATCAGGAGAACTAGAATATGACATATGAACCTTTTGGGGATGCGGGCAAGATGCAAGAACTTTTAGAAAATTCACAATGCCCGCGGTGTCATACCGCCCTACCACCAATCACGGTCCACGGCCATGTCCAGTGTTCCGTTTGTAAGTTGTATATAAATGAGTGTTGTACGGGAGAGACAGGTGAGATGTGTTAAATGTAAAGGTGAGACGAAGGTTAAGGATAGTAGGTCCCATCAGGATACCATCCGCCGTCGAAGGATATGCAAGAAGTGTGAGCATAGGTTCTTTACTTTTGAAGTTGCAGAACAGCCCCCTAAAATCATAGAGTTAAAAGTTGAAACGCCTAAAAAACGTCGCATTTCTAAAAAGCCGGAACCGGACTTTGATAATATGACCGACGACGAAATCGAAGAGTATTTTTATAAATAAAAGGGCTTGCATATAAGCCTCTAAGGGTGTATATAAGATACATCCCGTAGTTGAAGCCCCCAAGGTTGGTTTGCCCCCGCCTTGGGGGTTTTTCATGTAAGCAACTATAATCTATAAACAAAAACTGCACATGTTTTTGTAATTAGAATTAACTTGACACCCGTATGGTATGGGAGTATATAGGGGTACGTTAAACAAATGAACGGGAGTTACCGATGGGTAGACACAAGAATGTTGAAAACATGTCGCAAGAAGAGCGGATCGCACACTGGGCCAGAGTACGTGAAAAAGATGCCGCGGACCGCGCTGAACTGATCGCGCAAATCGAAGAGACCAAGCCAGAGATGATTGCGGCAGTAAGAGCGTTGATAACAATCGCCGCAGATGTCGCCGATGATTTGCAGTGTTATGGTGCAGATAATATTTCTGTCCGGCAAATGCACGATCTGATAGACGCGGCAAACCAAACAAGGAGCTTGTTTAATGAAGGAGAGTGATGTTTTGGAAAGGCCGTTGAGCATGGATCGCAAGAAAGAAATCTTAGAATATTCACGTCGGATAGACTGGCCGACAGCCGTCGCGGAAATTAATGAGGTAGTAGAACTTCACGCTTCTCGTATAATTTCTGAAGGTAAGTACAGAGGTAAGGCGGTTGAAAGAGCGTGTGAAATTAAAGCCGCTTGGGAGAGGATACAACGTGGATAAAGCAAAAGATGACTTTGAGTCCGCATCCGACGAAATGGACGCCCTGCTAGACCGGTTTGAAGCCGCTGGCTATAACAGCGGAGCCGCAATGGGCGGTGCAATGCAAGCTATCATATTTAGAATGGCTATCGGCGCACCAGACGCGGCCACCGCACTAGGGTTCATGGGCTCATGCATGAGTACCGCAGCCCTGATGGCTACCGATCCAGACGAGACGGAACACTGACCACGGCCCTCGCTCCATTATTTTGGGGCGGGGGTTGACTTATTTTTTTATTTAGTTTATGTATGGGATAAATCTTATATCACTACGGGAGATTGATATGGAAGAATTACCACTTGACCACGAGCCTAGTCTGGATCATTGGGCAAAATGTATTGCCGATGATGACATAGCCACTGGCTACCACACAAACTGGGATTATGCTTATGAACAGGCGTGGCACTCATTGGATGCTGATTACAATTATAATTACGAATACCAATGGTGGTAAAGGGAGATTGATATGGAAAAGTTTATCGAATTGGAATTGATGTTGCGGGATGGTGGTTCGTATTATCTATACGACTCACGGTTCGTGGTTATGTCTGAAACACGTAGAAATCAGATCAATGCTATCGACTATGAAATCCAGCATTATGCATCGGTCAATGGTTATGCCGTGAAGCACACCTATGAAGAGGTGATCGCAATGATCCGCAAGGCAAGGGGGGAAGACAATGCCAAAGTTTAAGGTAACCGCCACGATGGACGTGGGCTACGAACTAATCGTCGAAGCTCGTAATGAAGCCGAAGCATGGGAATTTGCAGGCACCGCTGACATCGACGGCTGGGAGAGTAAAGGCGGTCAAGACTGGACTATGGAGGGGATTTGGGAGGTGAGCGATGACTGAGTACCTACCCGTCGAGGGCTGCGAAGAGTGTGAGTTCTTTGAAACAGCCTGTCCCGAATGCATTCTTTATGGGGAAGCTTTAAAAAGAACAGAAAAAATAAGCCGTCAACTTGGGTCTTTTTGTAATAGACAGGCTAAAGTCCGTAAATTTTATAAACATGGGGGAGATTGATGAATGAAACAATATTCATAATCGGATATCTGGTCAGCGGGCTCGCCCTGCTGGCCTTTCTTATTTGGGACGCTTGGCAAGACTGATAAAACTTTATAAAATTTTATGCTTGACAAGTATGGGATAGTATGCTAGAGTATAAGAACAGTCGGGGATGACTGTTTTTTGGCCGTCGGCCAAACGCTGTTTGAAATCGTTAACTACTACGGGAGGTATCTATGTCAGATACAACTAACGCCGCGTCCGTCTGGGCTGTTCAAAGCAAGCTGCTTGAAACTTCGGATGAGAATTGGGGAGACTGCCAGTCTTTCACATCAATCCTTATCGAAGAATGTAACGGCAGCCGACTTGACCTTGGAACAGATAATACGTTCGATTTAGGTTACGTTCGGGCTCAAGCTTCTTTGAATTATCATCGAAAGATGTTTAGCTCAACCCAAGAATTTCAAATCGTTCTTAAAGAAGGACACTTTGATAATCTTGGAAAAGAGTTTACTTTCAAAGGGTTAGCTCAAAAGGTTGACTGATCGCGGATCACGGTTCAAAGGGGCTGCCTTCGGGTGGCCTCTTTTTTGTAACGCGATACAGTATATAGAGCCCAGAAATAAAACAAAAACTTTTTGTAAAATATACCCGTAACAGGTGTAACATATGTAACACTCTCGTTAAGACACTATTTTATAACAATAAAAGAACACTGTTACTGTTACATATTCTGTTACATATTTAAAATACAAAATGTAACACTAAAAACAAGAAATCGCCTAATGGGGGTGTGGCAATATTTTTTTTGAAAAATATATTTCTGGCGTATATAAAGGATACGGTGTTTAACGAACGTGACCTTTTTAACTGAGGATTGATAATGGCTAGCAGAGCAGCAAGCAAGGTAACAGGAAAGCCCCGTGAGACTAGAGGACGGCCACCGGCCAGCACTGAGCAGCCGTTGACCCGTAAGCAAGAGCTTTTTGTCAAAGAGCTTGTGAGCAAGGACGGGCAGATAACTTTGCGAGAGGCGGCAATCAATGCTGGCTATTCTGCAACGTCGGCGCATAGCAGGGCGTATGAGCTAACCAACCAGCATATTTCGCCCCATGTTGTTGCCGCTATCAATTCTTACCGGCGCGAACTGGATGAGAAATACGGGGTTACCTATCAAAGGCATTTACGGGATTTACAAGCTATTCGGGATGTGGCTTTAGAAAACGGGGCGTATTCTGCCGCCGTTCAAGCTGAGTACCGGCGGGGGCAAGCACAAGGCGATATCTATGTCAGCAAGTCTGAGATCAGAACAGGGTCGATAGACAGTATGAACAAAGAGGATGTCTTGAAAGCTCTAGAGGAAATCAAACAAAGCTATGCCCCGATCACAATCGACATCACTCCCAAAGAAAAGAAAAATGCCAGCAATCGCGGTAAAGCGCGAAAGCGGCTTTTACAAGCAGATGAAGGAAGCGACGCAGAGATCGAAGCGGAAGTTATTACTGACGCGGATTGAAAATTCTGTAGGCGCGGGCATACCTGATTTATTGATATGCGATGAGCAAGGCACCTTTCATTTTGTAGAATTGAAGTTTTTGACCAGTAACGGCGTGACCTTGCAGCCGTCGCAGGTGGCGTGGTTATCCCGTCACCATCATAGCCCGACGTGGATATTGATCAAAAAGCAGAACAAACCTATGGATGATCCGGAGTTATTCTTGTATCCGGCCAGCGCAGCCGTCGATCTAAAAATGGACGGGCTGCAATCCGTCGAGCCAATACATCACCAAATAGGCAAATTTAACTGGGATGTTATTTTAGACTTGATATGTCCCAGATAATCCTATATGTAGGGGCATCGTTAATTAACACGGGAGTTTTGAGCGATGATCGACGTTAAAAGAAAAATCCATATTGATCTGGTGGCCTTGTATGATCTGGCTTACCAGAACGATCTGCCCGAAATATGCGGGGCGTTGTCTAATGTCGAGCATATGGTTTGGGAATTGCGCCGTCGTGATGATAAAGAAGGGAAAAAAGCTTAATGTTTATATTCAGTATTATTGGCCGATTGCTTTACGGTAAAGACTGGGAAAAACACACCCAAAAGCGAACGCGACATGTAAAACGCCGACGCCGATAGAAATTTATAAAAATTTAAGCTTGCATTATATGCGAGATTATGAGACAACCATCCCCAGCGGCAGAAATGTCGCTGGTTTTTTAACTTCTACGGGAAATAGAAAAATGACAAACACTATTGAAAATCCAAATAATCTTATGCAAATCGACGGCCAGCCCCAGAACGGTATAATGGGCGCGTCGCAAGTACCGCACCGCCATGAAAAGCACACTATCGAAAACAACAAAAATTCTCTCGCTAATCTTTTGGTTAAGGTACAGGATCAGGCCAGCCGCAACGCTGATTATCTGGCACCGCTTAAAGATTTGCAGAAAACCACCACTGACACGGGCAAG